AAGCCTCTGACCTATTACGTTCATTCTCAAAGCAGACTAAAGCTAGAGATAACCAAGAATTACTTAAGGCAGAGCTATTAGGAAAGCTACAGAAATCTCCAAAGAAGCTTAGAGGTCAGATATCTTCCTCTCATGTTAAGCTTGCAGAGCAAGATAAGATAACCAGAAAAGTTTACTTTGAAGATCTAAAGCAAAACAAGAGTACTACTGTTACTAAGTCTGAAACTCCTACAGGTAAGAAAGCTTCTAAAAGAATAGGTAGCTTTAAGAAAGCAATACGGACTATGGATCAACGTATTACTGCTAGGATTAAAGCTTTAAAAGAGCAGGTAGCTAGTAATAAAAGACCAGAGAGAGGACAACCGTTTCCTAAAGATAGGCCTATTCCAGAAACACCTTTGATAAAATCTCTTAAAGCAGACATTAAAAGAGTTAAACAAGAAAGAGATACTTTAGAGAACAAATTTAAACGTGAAGCTAAGGACCAACTAAAGTATAGGAAGCAACACAAAGCTCTCTCTGAAGACATTGAGAACCTTAGGAAGGGTATTGTTCCTCAGAAAAAGGGTAAGGATCTAGCACCCACAGAAATAGCTGAGCTAAAAGCAACTAAGAGTAAAGAGCTACAAGCATTAAAAGAAAGAATGGGTTCTCAGCAAAAGATACAGAAACGTATTGATAAACTTAATGAGAAATATACTAGTCTTTTATTAAAGAGAGTTGATAAGGATCAAGACATAGGATCAAGACCTGTAGCAGAAACTACAGCTATTGAGAAAGAATTAAAAGAAGCTATTAAAAGAGAAGAAGATACCATAAAAACTAGGGTTACTCGTAAGGAACTTGAAGAGACTCTTCTTTCTAAGTCTACAAGAGACATACAAGATGAAGTAAACAAGATGAGCTTAAGACAGCTCAAAACTAGAGTAGGTGCTTTAGAGAAGGGATTTGGAGCAAAGACAAGTGATGCCTTTTTAGAGCTATATGTTAATGGTTTACTCTCTTCTTTTAAAACTGCAGGAGTAGTTAATCCAGTTGGTAATGCTTCAGCCTATGTTTCTACTATAATGGAACGAGCATTTGCAGGAGCTACTGGTAATCAAATAGCCATGAGAGAGTCTTCTGAGTTAGCTTGGAATTTCATCTCAGGTATGCCAGAAGCTTTTAAAGTTTTCTTAAGTGCATTAAAGTCTGGACCTAAAGATGGTGATGTAAAGCTTGATTTTGTTAGACCACATGAAAGAGCTATCAGTAAAGAAGCTTTTAACATAGGTGGTAACTTAGGTAAAGTTGTAGACTTCATGGGTACAGTAGTTAACATTCCAGGAAAGATACTACTAGCTCAAGATGAAGCTTTCAAAGGATTGATTGTTAGAGGAGAGACTAGAGCCTTAGCTTATAGAAAAGCTAGAAATAAATATAGCTCACAAGACATAAGCTCTCCTTTGATTAAGAGTCAAATACAAAAAGACTTTGATGACATCATGCACAACTTAAGTGACCATACAGATATCACTGAGGGAGCTAGAGAGACTGCAGCTAGAAACTCATTTACCAATGCTCTCTCTGATAAAATTGTAGTAGATGGTAGGACAGGTAAAGAGAAGGTAGTTCCAGGATTAAGTAAGAGTGTTCAGTCAACCATAGATAAACATGGGTTCTTAAGGTTATTTGTACCTTTCTTTAGAACACCAGTGAACATCTTAAACTTTACATGGGAACGAACTCCTATCATACAGTTTGCTAATAAACGACTTAGAGATGAATTAACTAGCTCAGACCCTGCAGTTAAACAAATTGCTATGGCAAGAGTAGGTACTTCATTTGCTGTTACTACAGCTATGTTTGGAATGGCTATGTCTGGTAATTTTACAGGTGCTCCTCCTAGAGATAGACTTTTAAAAAAGAATATGGAAATAGCTATGGGTGGAGACCACTGGTATAGCTTTAACTTTGGTGGTGGTTGGAAGAAGTATGATAGGTTTGATCCTTATGGTATCTTAATGGCTAGTTCAGCAGCTATGGCTACTATGGGTAAATCTATGATCAACATAAAAGGACAAATAGACCAAGAAGGAGATCCTACAGGAGCTCTAGAAGAGAAATACAATGAAGTTATTAACTCTACTGTAGTAGGAACGCTAGAATTAATCAAGGATCGTCACTATATACAGGGTATCTCTGAGTTTATCTCCTTTTTAAGTGGAGATTCTAGAGGATTAACACCTACATTTAGACGTATTGCTATGGCTGCTGATCCTCGTATTAGCTTTTACTCTAGTTTTAGAAGATCTATCACTAGAGGAATAGATCCTGATAGAAAACGTAAGTTACAGCGTGGAGTAGGAGAAACTGGGGAACAAAACATAATGTCTAAGCTGGTTGGTGAACTCTCTTTAGCACATGAAGAAGCTATGAGAGATGTTACTCCTGGATATGGAAAGGTATCTCCAGAAAAAGATCTAGTAGGAAACACTGTATCATATCCAGGGACAGGAGGAGAGTTTGATACTATACATAACCTATACAATACTGCAATAACACCTTCTGCTGAGCTAAAACCTTCTCAAAGTCCATTGATTCAGAAGTTAGCAGAGCTTGAATCCTCAGTAGAGCAGCCCTCAAGTATAAAGAAGATGGGTAATGTTACTCTTAATGAAGAGGAGAAGGATTTTGTTATAGATACTTGGACATCTTTAAACAAAAGAATTGCAGAACCTTTAGTTAAAACTAAAATGTTTCAAAATTCACCAATTGGACTACAGAAACTGATGTTAGAGACACTAATTAAGAAGAATAAATCAGCAGCTAAGAAGGCAGCTTTAAAGAAATTTGAAAGAATAAAAGAAAGTTATGTAGAAAACAAGATTTTTGATGCTAAAAGAAAAGTTACTAACCAAAAGACACAAGGATTCCAACCAGATGATAATCCGTTATTTTAATATGAGGAACTAATGTCATATAGATCTAAAGATATATACACCGCAGATGGAACTACACAGGTATTCTCTGTAACCTTTCCGTTTATAAGTAGGACTCATGTTAGTGTAACGGTTAATGGTGTTGCTGCTACGTTCTCCTTTAATAACGATAGCCAGATTGTTATAGCAAGCCCTACTGTAGTTAGTACTAATAAGATTGTTATTAAAAGACTGTCTAGTGATACTCTTAGACTTGTAGATTACGTTGATGGGTCTAATCTTACTGAATCTGACTTAGATCTAGACTCTAAACAAGCCTTTTTCATGGCTCAAGAAGCTCTTGATGAGCGTGATAGTCACCTAGCATTAGACCTCACAGGGGCTGATAGTTGGGATGCTCTATCTAAAAAGATTACAGACTTAACAACTCCTACTTTAGCTACTGATGCTTCTAATAAGTCTTATGTAGACGCTCAGATAGACATAAGTACTACTAATGCTGATAATGCTGCTACTTCAGCTACAGCTTCTGCTGCTAGTGCTACGGCTGCTGCTGCAACACAGACTAATGTAACTAATATTACTGGTTCTATAGCTTGGCATTATGTATTTGATTCTAGTACAACTATGGCTGATCCTACTGCTGGTAAAGTAAGATTAAATCATGGTACATTAGCTTCAGTTACAAATATAGCATTTGATGCTCTTACTAATGATAGTAATGATATATCAGATCTTATAGCTAGTATAGATGATGGAACAAATAATTCACATGAAGGCTTTGTAACCATTAGAAAGAATGGAACACCAGCTACTTTTGCTGTTTATGCAGTTTCTGGTAGTGTTACAGATAATACTGGGTGGTTACAAGTACCAGTAACTCATGTTGCTTCAGGTGGATCTTTAAGTAACACTGATATATTATACATAGGTATGACTAGAAGTGGTAATTTAGGTGCTACAGGAGCTACAGGTGCTACAGGATCAACAGGTTCTACTGGACCTCAAGGCCCAGCAGCTACTCTTAGTATGGGTACTACTTCTGTAAGTACTGTTGGAGTTGGAGGATCGGCTACTGCTTCAGCTACAAATTCTGGATCTACTAGTGCTGCTACTTTTAATTTTACATTTGGAGTACCAACAGGAGCTACAGGTGCAACTGGAGCTACTGGATCACAAGGATCTACAGGCAATACTGGACCAGCAGGGCCACAAGGATCAACTGGAGCTACTGGATCAACAGGAGCAACAGGAGCTACAGGATCACAAGGAGCAGCAGGAGATGCAACTTTAGCAGACATAATCGCATTAGGATAATTAAATCACATTGGAGAATAATTAATGGCTAATACATTCCAGAGAGTACAGTTTGATCTTACAACCTCTCTAGCAACAGCCTACACTTGTCCATCTGCAACAACCGCTATTGTTATCGGATTTCGTATAAC